TCAATTGCATCCAGATTTTTCATGGCCTGCGCCAGACCTTTTATTGCCATACTCATTCCTGTTCGACAAAAATCCGGGGTTTACCGTTGTACGTGTCATAACGGGTCACCGTCAGTGTGCGCCCCGCAAACACAACAACATCATGACGGGCCGGACGGTACCGGGCTGAAAACACCACCAGTGACAACTGGCTGCCCGAAAGCGCCCCCATCTCCGCGGACTCTTCCTCCGGCATCACGTCGTACACGACGCCGTTAATCTCCGCCTGTTTGCCCATCATCCGAACGGTCGCCACGTCCATCCGGCAACACATTCGCGTAAACAGATCAGACATTGATTTTTACCGCCACAGTGGCGCTGTTTGCAGGAGCATTTTCCCAGGCTACCCCCGCGGCCACCGCACCGTCGGCAGCCAGCTGCACAACCCCGTCCTTCAGATAAACCACCGCGCCGGACTGAATGTCGTCAGCAGACTGTTTGGGCAGCAGGAACACGCCTTCGGCAAAACCGTCACCGGCCTCACCGGCAGGAATATCGGTAATGGCCACGGCCACCATACTGCCGACCACCACCGCAGCACCGCTCAGGATGGTCTGATCTCCGGCATTCACCAGTTCAATGGTGGTACCGTCCTGTACAAAATTTTTCGCCATAATGCTGTTTCTCCGGACAGCCCCTGTGGGGCTGTTTTTCAGGCATAAAAAAAGCCCTTTCGGGCAGTGATTGTGATAACGCGGTTATCAGGCCACCGACGAACGCACCAGCCCGCGCCAGTCAAGTGGTGCCACTCCGGCATCAATACGGATTTTTGTGGCAATACCGTCAGTGGTGAAACCTTCCTGCTGATCAATGTATGGCGTGTCCACACCATCCAGCCAGGCCACTTCAATGGTGTCAGTGCCCTGTGCCGCCGCCAGATACCAGGTTTTCGGATCTGCCGCATCAAGACGCGCTTCTGCAATCACCTCAGCAAAGTTCTGGATAGGGTTAATGACACCGGCGTTTGCATCCGCCCCTTTCACACTGGCCGATTTGATGGTCTGGTTCGCCACCGTCTCCAGTGCCACCGGTACCAGCATAAAGGCCGGACGGATATTCAGGGCACGATCGCCTTCTTTCTGCAGGCGCATCATCTGACGGGCCGCATCCAGTCCGGAAACGGAGATCCCCCCGGTGGCAATATTTTTGTGATCGGCATGGAACAGCGCCTTACCGTCGGACAGTTTCGGGTTATCCGTCAGCACCTTGTAGACCAGGTCACCAATCGTTGCCTTCGCCGCACGCCCCATCTTCATCGGCACGTCCACCAGCATATTCAGATCATCATTGATAATGGCCTGGCGGGTGATGGAGAAAATCTCCCCGTAGGTGGCCAGAGCAATGGTCTCCTTGCGATCTGAGGTGGTGATGTATTTATACTCCGCCCCCTCACGAACCTGGCGCAGAGAACCAAAACCGCCCATCCCCACGCGATACGCTGTTTTGAAGTCTGACAGGCGTCCCTTACGGGTCCACTTCTGGAAGGTTTCTTCTGATTCCTCCCAGCCCTGGATCAGCCCCTTGTTCGACACATCCAGCAGGATATTGCCAAAATCAGAGGTGCTGTGCGTAAGCGCCAGCCCGACCATCTGCATGGGGTTATAACTGGCCACCCCAATACCGCGCTCCGTCAGTGACATACGAGCCCATTCACGCAGGGTCATCCCGTTATAGGCGTTATCCTTCTCGACATTTTCAAATCCGGCACGGGCCAGCATCGCCTGGCGGATCCCGTCTCCCACAAAATTGCCGTTTCCGGCATAAATATGGGCCGGTGTGTTTTTGTTGGTCGGCGAGGACTCCTTGCCCATTTCATTCAGCAGACGTTCACGGGCCATTTCCAGCGAACAGTCAGGATCAGCCACGCACTGTGCCTGAAGCGTCTGATAGCGACCGCCGAACATGGCAAACAGATCGTTAATGCCTGACATGCGGGCTTTCTGCTCAGCCATAACGCGGGCGCGAATGGTCGCCTCATCAGACACTGCCGGTACCGGTGATGGTTCTGTTACCGCCGGTGCAGGGATTGTCACTGTGGTATCACGCGGGGCACTGTTGCGTGGCGGAGTAATCATGTTTCGGATGGATTCCGGCATCTTTTTAAATTCCTCTGTACGTTTTGACTGAATACATGCCATTGCCTCAACAGCGGGTGTCACCTGGTCAGCAAATCCGTGTGCCAGACATTCGGCACCGGACATCCAGGTTTCATCCGCCAGCATGGCGGCAATTTCATCGGTGGTTTTTCCGGTTTTCTGCGCATAGGCTGGCAACAGTACCGATTCGACTTTATCCAGCAAATCAGCATAACTGCGCATATCCTCAGCATCCCCGCCACTGAATCCCCATGGCTTATGGATCATCATGAAGGCATTTTCCGGCATAATGACCGTATCACCGGCCATCGCAATCACAGATGCCATCGAGGCGGCAACGCCATCCACATACACGGTAATGGTCGCCCCCTGATTTTTCAGGGAATTAAAAATGGCGATGCCTTCAAAGACATCGCCACCCGGTGAGTTGATGTGGAGATTAATGTGGGTGATATCACCCAGAGCATTCAGTTCGCTGACAAACTGCTTCGCGGTAACTCCCCAGAAACCAATCTCGTCATAAATATAAATATCCGCGTCACCCGGCCCCCCAGCCTGCATCCTGAACCAGGATTTATTCTTCATGCTGGCTTTCGGTGTCACGCTGATACTGTCGTTCAGTTCCGGCACTGTTGCCTCCTTTGTCGTTGACGGGGTCAGTATCAAAGACCAGCCCCAGTCTGCTGTTTTCATCAATTTCAGCCTTGCGGCGACGTTTGACCTCATCCGGATTGCGCCCGCCGGCACGCACCCAGTCAGATTCTGTCGCTGCACCACCCCGGATCTGAATTCTCCAGGCTTCAGCTTCCTTAACCGGGTCGATCCACGGCATCACTGGACCGGAATACGTCGCGTTATATAGCGTTTTCATCGCCACATCCGCCGGAATTTTCAGCAGACCTGCCGCAACCACCATATTCAGCCATGTCCGGTACACCGGGCGGGTTACCGCACCAATAAAACAGTCCTGCAGGATCAGGTAACCATCCGTGGACTCGACCAGCTCCTGCCGCTGGGCGCTGTAGGTGCCGTTATAGTTACGCGCCGCACTGGAAAAACTCAGACGACTGCCAGCTGCCACTGCACGCAACTGGCCGTTGCGGAAAGTTTCAAGGTTGGGATTGGGACGGTCAGATTTGACCATGCCGATATCCTCGCCCTTGCGCAAATCGTCATAAATAATACCCGGGGTGATATGGACTTCCCGCTCGGTTTCTTTGATCCCCGGATCTTCATAGTCCTGTCCGTCACCTTTACGGATATACAGTCCCAGCGCCGCAGCAATACGCGCCGCTGTCAGTTCCGCATCCTCATACTCTTTAAGGGCACTGATCCGCATCAGCACCCCCGATAACATGGATGAGCCTCGCGTCTGATGCAGACGACGAGTGAACTTCAGGTGGATCATTTTTCCGGCAGCGATTTCTTTCGTATCACTCTGCCGGCCGCTGACCGGATAATTTTTATAAACCAGATATTTTTTCGGTCTTCCCCACTCATCAAGAAAAACCCCCTGATTCAGTCCGGCGGATTCATCAGTGCGCATGGGAACAAAATCCGGCTCCATCGCCTCAAGCCAGAATGGCACTCCCGCCGTCCGTTCCAGACCGTTTCCCGCACCACTGACCATCTGCGCAAACACTTCACCATCCCGCAGCCAGGTCCGCAGCAGTAAACGTTCAAGCACGGGACGGGTATACTGCCCTGTCACATCCGGACTCACGGACCATTCAGCCCACAACCGGCGGATATCCGCAGCCAGCTCTGCCGCCATTTCCCCGTTTTTTCGTAATGGCTGAGGCTCCACAATAATTCCCCTGGCACCAATCACCCGCTCTTCCAGCTTGTCAAACACACCAATCACCAGGTCATGATTGATATCCAGAAAACGGGCCTGCTCCCGCAGGGAAACCGCACCGTATTTACTGAGCTGATCAGCAGAGCGATTTTCCCGCCGGGCTTTATGTGTCCGGGTCGGTTTCACCGCCTCATAGGCCATGATTAACGCCCTTGAACGCAGTCTGGCTGCTTTCCATCCGGGGGAAAACACGCCTATCACATCATCAATAATTGCCATTAAAACCTCGCCAGTTTAAATCCCGGTTTTCCCCGCCTGCGGCTCACCATCGCGGCAAGCCTGCGTTCCCACTCCTGACGTCCGGCGCGGATCTGAGAAAGGCTTTCCAGCGTCAGTTGCTGCCCGTTGAAGGTGACAGACTTCCCCTCCAGTACGGCCATTTCCGCTTCACGGTACCGCTGTATCATTTCTCTGGCTTCTTCTGTGCTCACAACCAGCCTCCTGATGTTATCCATGGATTATCTTCCGCACGCTCCGTCCGCAGTTTTTTCTTCCGGCGACGGCGTTTTTCTGCCCCGGCCGTCAGTTCCGGGGATACCGTTTCACCAGAACGCTCCTGCGGGAAGACGAGCCACGTTTCCCGCTGTGCCCAGTCCGGTGCGGAGGGCCAGCGGATCTTTTCATAACCATGCAGAACAGCAAGCGCATCCGCATAAACCAGCAGGTCAAACGCCTCGTTAGCGCCCCTGCCCGGTTTTCGCCATTTTCCGTCACTGCCGCGCTCTTCATAGGTCAGCTCATCGTAAAACCACCGCCCCAGCCAGTCGGGAAAGTGGATATAATTCGGCCCTGGTGTGTCACGCCACAGGGCATTATTTACACGGTCCTTAAACGCATCCGTCTGAACCAGCCACAGCGCGACATCGCCACTGGCTCTGGCACGGCGGGCACTTCTGCCGGTATTATCTGGGAAGGTACGGTTAATCAGCCTGTCACGGCGAAGACCATCCCCCTTGAACAGAAACACCCTGTTGCCCAGTCCGTCACTCCGGCAACGACGCCAGAAACGATAGGCGTTATCTGTCACCCCGGCTTCCCCTCCCGTATCCACCGCCATGGCCATCAGACGCATGCGCACATCCGGATCAGAAGCCAGCGGCCATGTTTTATGGAACACATCCGTCAGCAACAAATCCCAGTCCTCCGGATATGCCGCCGGATCAACCGGCAGACTTTCACCGTTGGGACTGCAGCGCAGTGAATGCCGGATGTTGTAGCGATCAACAATCCAGCGTTCCCCCTGCTCTCCGTATCCGGTGATCTGCACAACAAAACGGCGATTTTTACCGCCCTGTACGTCAACCGTTGCCTCAATAAAACGCACACCATCCGGCACAGATCGCCGGGGAAACGGCTCGGCACGCTGTTCAAGCAGTTCACTTTTACGCTGTTCCGTGGCTGAACGGGGCAGATAGGGTCGTCCGATATCGGTGTTCACCACCGCTTTCAGGGTCTCTTCACTGCCGGTTCGCTCATACTCTTCTTCTGCCGCCAGCAGTTTAAAAATCAGTTGTTCCCAGGTCTGAAACGCCGCAGCCGGCCCCTCCATCCAGGAAGAAGTAAATAAAAGGTAACTAAATGATTATAAGGTACTATTGAGTTATGCCCCCTACAACATAGTCCCAGATTTAGTACCTGCTTAAGCGATAAAAAAGCAAAAAAGGAAGCAATATTAATTATTGCCGCTATGCATGATCACAATGACAAATCAGAGGCGGAATTCCGCTCTCGGAACTCACATATGAGAAACGATATTTCTTCCACCAATACCCTTTATTTGGGTATCGCAAGTAAGCCCCAAAATCTGGGTGTTGCTCTTACTACCCAAACTACGGGTAGTTTCCGTAATTTCATGATCGAGTTGCAGATCTGCAACTCACCCACCAGCCAACGCAATTTTGCGTTATCGGGAATATCAACAAGTTACCTCCGCAGCCGTTCCGGCGTCTTCCACTGGTAAGTATTTTTCGCGCTCTCCCTCCGTTGTTGAGAACGGCGACGGTATGCCAGCAACTCAAGGACTCTGGTTCGTATATTGCGCATATCCACATCATTAAGCTGGATACCATCACCGCGCATCACCTCCACCACTACACGCACATAATTATCTGCGGTCATGCTGTCCGGCTGCGTGGCCTGTTCGTCAACCTGCTGGCTGATTCCGGCGACGCGGCGGATTAATCCCAGTATTTCGGCTTCTGTCATTGTGCCCCCATCGCGCTGGTGAAGAAAACAAGCTCAGATTTTTTGTAAAGAATCTGTCACGCTAAAAGATGTCGAACAAAAATTAACTGCAATCATCATCTTTTTTGCATCAACCACATTAAAAACAACAGGTTACACACATGATGATGATGACGATAAAATCACAAAAATGCGCTTTTTTCCGCGCCGCCCGCCCCGTGTTCAGGCCCACCCCACCAGGAGGACCCGCAAAAAAGGCGGCTGGTGCCGCCTTGTTGTCATAGTGAATCTGTCCCGCCTGATTTGACCATACCGCGATAATCCAGAGCTGCCACACCTGCATCAATACGGACTTTCCAGGCCACGCCGTCAACGATAAAACCTTCCTGCTGTTCAAGGTAAGGCTCGTCATTGCCATCAAGATAAGCCACCTCGATTGTGTCCGTTCCCTGTGCGGAAAGCATGTACCATTGTTTTTCGCTGATATCATCAAGGCGGGGATCGACGATGATATCAAGTAGCTTGTGATACGGGTTAAAGATCCCGCTGTTTTTATCAGCCCCGAAAGGTGCGGTTGAGTTAATCATCTGCAACGCGCGATCTTCCAGTGCTGCCGGAACTAAAAGGAATTTAGGCGCAATATTCAGCACTTCGCCATTTTTGTCCTTCTGTGTGCGCATCAGGTGACGTGCTGCACTAAGTCCCGGTGTTGTCAGTCCTGCTTCAATCAGGTTGCTGTGTTTTTTGTCAAACAGCGCTATTCCGTCAGAAAGTTTTACGTTGCCTGTAAGCACCAGATTAACCAGATTTCCCACCGTTCTTGATGCTGCACGGCCCATAGCCATTGGCACCGTTGATAACTGATCAAGGTCATCATTGATTATCGCCTGGCGGGTAATGCTGAAAATATTCCCGTAAGTAGCCAGCGCGATGGGTTCACCGCGATCGCTGGTGGTGATGTATTTATATTCTGCCCCTTCCGGCACTTTGTTTAACGTTGAGAAGCCATTCATACCAACGCGGCGGGCTTCCCGGAAGTTTGAAAGGGAACCTTTTTTCGTCCACTGGCGGAATGTTTCGCCGCTGTGCTCCCAGCCTGCAAGCACTGATTTTTCAGCGCCACCAGCAAGAATATCGGTAAAATCGCTGCTGCTGTGGGTGAATGCCGCGTTTACTATCTGCGAGCGTGTGCCGTAGCTGCCCGTGCTTATACCACGATGGGTTAATGATGCCTGTGCCATATCGAAAAGGCTCATCATGGCGTAAGGATTACCGCGTTCGGCCCGTTCGTGACCAAGACGCGCATTAAGCCCCTGGCGCATTGCATCGCCGGTTATGTTGCCGTTATCCGTGTACGCGTAGTAAAGATTTGCGGGGGTGGTTTTGTTTGTTGGCGTTGATTCTTTACCCATAGCGAGTAAAAGGCGTTCGCGTGCATTCTCAACGCTACATTCTGAATCAGCAAGACAACTTATAGCCAGGTCGTTATATCTTCCGTTGAACGTGCCAAACAATTCACGGATGCCGTTAAGTCGTTCCTGTTCGCCACTGGTAGTTTTCTGGCTGATCATGCTTTTAATTTTTTCCGGCATATTTGAAAAATCTCCGATTCGTTTTGATTCAATTCGGGCCATTGCTGTAATCGCGGGTATAACCTCATCTGCGAAGCCGTTAGCCTTACACTCATTGCCATCCATCCAGGTTTCCGCCTCCATCATGGCGGTGATTTCCTGTTTGCTCCTGCCCGTTCTTCCGGCGTAGGTTTCCGCCATCGTGTCGCCCAGCTTGTCCATCAGGTCAGCAAAGCGGCGAACGTCGCCCGACACTCCGGCAGTAACACCACGGGGGGCATGTATCATCATCATCGCGTTTTCAGGCATAACGATGTGATCGCCACACATGGCAATAAACGAGGCCATAGAAGCCGCCATGCCTTCAATGTGTACAATTTTCTTTGCCGGATGATTTTTCAGGGCGTTATAGATAGCCAGCCCTTCAAAGATGTCGCCACCAGGTGAATGGATGCGAAGATGGATTTCAGACGCATTACCACACGCGTTGATCTCGTCAGTAAGTGCCGATGCTTTTACACCGTACCCGCCGATCTCGTCATAAATGCGCACATAGACAACATCTGCCATAGCCTTAATGGAAAACCATGTTTTCATAGCCAGACCCCTAACGTTGCCCTGTACCAGTATTCAACCGCGCTGCGTGTGATTTGTCCTTTCGTGGGTACTGGCATACCCGGGTGATTATCTTTGATGAACTGCTGATAGCGTTCGATCTTCTCCATAGTTCCGGCGTCTATGTGTACCGTGGCACTTTTATCCGGCTTTCTGGTGTTGTTCTCTGGCATAAATCCGCCTCCGTTTTGATTAACGGGCATCATTATTGATCGATAAAAGTAATAGATAAATCATTTTCTACCTGAAAATCAGATTATGATTTTTCTGATTATTCTCAGAAAGGCAAAGTTATTGACGCATTTTTGCCATTGAAGCAGTATTAAGACTCGTCATCCTGGCGATAAAAACTCCTTTGTCGTGTAAAAGCGCCTCCGGTAACAGCAATCGGGGGCGCTTTTTTTGCGCCTGTTTTTTGTAAATGTTTTCGGGAACGTTCCGGTGATGAACAAAAAACAACCTGATTCGACACTAAAAATTTTTATTTCTCAATATATCAATAACTTATAGTGGTGGTGATGGTGCCATAAAAATCAAAAAATGCGCCTTTTTCCGCGCCCTCCCGCCCCGTGTTCAGGCCCACCCCACCAAGAGGACCCGCAAAAAAGGCGCCCCTGATTCATGTTTTCGGCTGGCATGTTTGTTAAGTGATTTTGATGTATGCGCATTTATTTTCACCCCCTCGTTTAAAAAGTTTTTAGTTGTGCCTCCCCCCCCTCTACCCATCTACCCGAATGCTCATCATGTCAGTAATGGCGTGGCTTTCAGCGGGTAGATAGCTTTTGGTGCTCCTCTACCTGCCGTCTACCCTGCTACCCGAAACTGATAAAATCAGGTAGAAGAGGTAGAGAGCTTTTATTAGCCTTCTACCTGGCCCTCTACCCACTTATCATGTTGAATAATATGCGTTTATTTCATTCAGGTAGATGGGGTAGAGGGCTTTTACAAAAAATTATAAAAACGCGTCGCAATCGTCTGTTGTAATTGCGTTGGTCTGCGTTACTCCCTTAACTTTTCGCGTAATATATTCATGCCCGTAAACTTTCGCCGCTGGCTTCATGGCCTTGCTGAACTCAGCCACGTTTAGCGGTTTGCTCCTGCCTGCGTATGCCATAAACGCCAGATAGACGCGGTAAAGGCTGTTCCTGGTCGTGTACTTCACTGAATCGCCACCGCCCCCCATCATCAGGCCGCGCGCTTCCTCCAGAAAATTCAGGAACTGGCAAAACTCAATAACCGGATCCGTCTGTTGCTTTATTGCCAGAGCTTCATCACCGTCACGCTGCTCAATGAGTAAAGCCCGTGCCTTTTCAGGGTTGGTAAAGTTCGCCAGCAAGCGGCGGATAATGACGGGGATTTCAGCCGCAATTTTTTCCGGTAGCTCCCTGTCTTTTTCGGCCTCACTAACAATATTGTCGAAACGGAAAATCACGCGACGACGTGCCACACCTCCGGCCCGTTCGGTGAATATCATCGGGTTGTTGTTGGTCGCCAGCACCACCGCCCTGATTACCGCCGTGAAACGCTTTTCATATTTCGGGTTAATTTCCACGGGGTCGCCGCCCGTGATTTTCTTGATGCCCGTTCCTTCGCCTGTATATTTCGGCTGGTCTGCCAGGACGATAAGACGACTCCCGACAACCTGCGCACGTCCACCAGCATCATCAAGCGATGTCATTTCAGCGCTTACCGTGTTCTGTTTCCCTGCCAGAAGGCTGGCTATGTGTGTGAATGTACTTTTACCGCTCCCGCCGTCTCCGGTGGCCTCAATAAACATCTGCCAGTCGTACCGGTTCGCCATAATCATGTACAGCGCGGCACATATCCGCATCATCTTGCGCGGGTCTTTTCCGGCTGCGTGCTCAAGCCATTTATGAAAGTTTGGCGCGTTATCGCGGATGTTCTCCCCTGGTGCTGGTGGCGTGTACTCAATACCGTTGTGCGTGGTGATCCAGTTCTCCGGCGTGTGCGGGGAAAATTCCCCCGTTTTCAGGTCAAGCGCACCATTGGCGAACGGCAGCAAATCGCTGGTCGGCTCGCCCATTGGTTCGGCAATAACTTTTAACGCTTCCACGGCGTTATTGATTACGCGCTTGCTGAAAGTGGCCCTGTGCTCTGAATAGATCGCCACCATTTCGCGGCTAAGTTCCATTGTGCTGACCGGACACCATACCCCGCCGCGCCATACGTGAACGATTTCACTTTCAGGATGTACGCAAACGCCATCAAAGCGATCGGCAAGCAGCTGCGCGCGCTCACTGTCCGCCATCTGCGAAAGTTGCGCCTTTTGCTTTACCGGAAGCTCAATGACCAGACCATCAGAAAGATTCTGGCGTTCACGGGCCAGGTATTCGCCCCAGTTCTCCACCTTCTGACCGTGCATACCATCAGGGTAAAAATTTGCATCCTGTACGCCTGCCGCCGCCAGCTTCTGGCCAATTGCCTTTATCATTACTGGCGCAAGATATCCGGCCCTGAATATGCGCACGGATTTTCTGCCTTCCGGCACAATTTGCAGCTTATCCAGTTCTGATAACTGCTGCTCCCCAAGCCACACAGGAGGCTCATTATCTCCGGCCATACGCGCGTCATGTTCCTGCCATTGTTTTGCGTGTGACCAGGCATCACTACCCGCAAAAATAATGACTTCTGTTTCTTTGTGTTTTATGCCGCGTGACTGCTGTTTTACGTTCGGTGCCAGTTTCATTTTTTACCCCTGAATCCGTTAATCATTGTTTTCAGCTTCTGGATGTTTGCCCGTGCCCTGGCGTTGCTGGTGGGCACGTTATGCGGCGCG